TTTCACTTGCGGTGATAGAACCCTGATTCAGTATGTCGTACCAATCACCAACATTGATCAATTCCTCGAACAACATTTGGTATTTCTGTTGGTAAAATCCAATCTTGGCACGCTCAGCATTATCTTCTTTGCTAAAATCAGCAATTTTAGGCAAGATGAAATAATAAAGTGCGTAAAAGACACAAAGATAAGTGAAATCTTGTTGTCTTACTAGGATTTGATTTGGATTAACATCTGGAACATCGCTAGCACTGGTAAAACTAGGGCTAACTGTTTCCTGTAGATATAAATCTCTCCACCAATCAGTGTATTTGATAGCATACAAGATTCGTTGAGTACTCTTGGTTAAAAGATCCTCAACGATATCATCCGTGAGGCCTTCGTTGTTCTCGAATAGACGCTGGTCCATATCGAGAACATCCTGATATTCGGCGAAACTAGTTACAGTTCCGCTGTTATTGGTTAAGAAGGCCATCTGTTCGTCCTATTAGTTGATGCGAGCGTCAGCTGTGATTACAACACCGTGTTTAGCGTTCAATGTTGTAGCACCTGCTACAGCTTTCAATACTACATCAGTAGCACGGTAAGCTGGTAGGTACAATGTGTTCATATCGATTGAACCGCGCATTGCGTGGCCAAATGCTGTACGAGCAAACACAGCGTTAGTAGCATCAGTACCAGTTACTGGAACTAGTGCGCTTTCGTAAATCTCAACACCAGCTAATGTACCGATGTAAAAACCACGCAATACATCGTTACCAATGTCGCTTGGATTAACATAACCAGTAGCACCACTGTATGGAAGAGTTGCTGTCAAAGATTTCTTCAAATTGTAAGCACTTGCTGGGTGTACTACAGCGTAGAATGGACCTGTCAAGCGTTGTGCTCTTAGAGTTGCGGCAGCAGCCAAGATGTCTTGTGCTGTCAATTCGTGACCGCTAGCACCAATGTCGCTGTTGTAGTTCAAACCAGAGAATTGGCTGAATACTTGAGTGTCCATTGATTCAGCAATAGCACGACCTGATTGGTCACCCAACTGACTGAATACATCGCTGTAAGCAGAGTCACGGATCATATCTGTGATCTGATGATAAACCACGTGCTCTTGTAAGCTGATTGTGGCAGCGTTTGTGTTGGTTTGGTGTGCTGGGCTTGCTGATTCATCAGTGATCAAGTCAGCAGTTACACGATCCCAAACTGGTACTTGTAAGTTCTTACCAGAGTGGATTGGAGCATCGAACACAGTAACCAATTGACGAGCTACTGATGTTTCATATGCTTGGTATTGCGCCTGAGTAACCAGGTTGGCAAACAGTTCGCTATTAAGCGAGGTATTAATGTTTGATGGATATGACATTTTAATGTTCCTTTAGTTTATATTTTTTTAAGAGCTTGTGCTTGTGCCCATATCTTACGGTGCGCGGCTAGGCTCATATCTAATTTTGAGATATCAATCCCATCACTAGGACCTTGATTGATATTGCTCCTACTATTGACAGTAGCAGGAGTAGCCGACACAAAGTGCGGATTCGAATCTAAAAATTCGCGTACTAAATCGTCGACTCCAAGAGGTTCACCGCGGTCATTATAACGAACAGTTCCTCTACTATCTACTACTTCAACTTCACCATCATCATTTAATCGAACATTTGAACTTAATAATGCTTTTACCTGATCAGCGTTCACAGCACGGTATTTGGCAGCGGCACTGATAAGAGGACTATTAACCTTATATTCTTTAATAATGTGGTCTCTCTTTTGGATCTCTTGATCCTTTTTATAAGCAAGTTCTTGTAGAGTCTTTTCAAACTCCCCACGCTTGAGTTGTTCAGCTTGACGGCGTTGTTCCGCTTCACTTTTCAACTGACGAAGTTCTTCTGGATCGCCCAAGTCCTCGTAAGGTTTGGTAATCTTTTTAGTGATACTTGACTTCATTCGAGCCATCATATCATCAACTTCTTTTTGTGTGTAAGACTTTGCTTCTTGTGCCTGGCTTTCACTAGCTTGTAGTGCCGCGTCAGTAGCGTTTTGTTGTGCTATGGTATTGTTATATGAGTCCATATTCCTCTCGCCTCCCTTTAGAGTATTAAATTGTATTTATTGATAGTGATTAAGAACCCATATCAAATGGCAGAATTAACCGCCTCTTCCTGACTTCTTCATTGGAACACTATGTGACATTGACGCACGAGTTCCGTGATAGTTCTTTTGTCCAGGTGCGGCACCTTTGCTACGAGCAATGGCACCAATAACACCACCAGGTACACCAGCGGCTTTTAATTGTGCCGCACGACCACCGTGACCTAATGCGTTTGATTTACCTTCGAACTTGCCTGATTTTTTAGTATCCATTTAGGATCTCCTTATTTGTATGATTCAGCTGGAGTTTCAGGTTTACCTAATTTGCCCCAGAACTTATCTTGTTCAGGTGTTGGTAAACTAGATTCCAACATCCAACATAATTTATGAACTGTCTGTAGGTAATCAGCAACTATGTTCTGTAGACCGTATGCCTTGGCATCTCCAGTTAGTTCAAATACTTCATTGGCACAAGTGATCAAAGTATCTAAATCTGCGTATAGAATTTTGACCATTTCTTCTGCGTTAGGTGCCACTGTTTCATCTTTGATATCAGCTAGAGCAATAATCCTAGCTAGACTAAATGGCACAATCTCACCTAGTGTTTTTAAGCCTTCGGCCAAAGTGTCAATTTCTTCTTGTAGTTCTTCATAGACTTTTTGAAACAATTTATGATTACTATAAAAACCCATACCTTGTACATTCACGTGGAATCCGTGACTCTTAGTGTATAGGATAAAGTTGTTGGCCCAAAGGCGTTTTGTTGAGTCTTCTATTGACATATTATTTTCCTTGAGCTACCTTGGTCATATGATTGTGAACACGGCCTTCTACACCTTTCTTCTTGGCTGTTGAATGAGCTGTGTTTAAGGCGATAGCTACAGCCTGTGCGTGTGGTTTACCCGCGGCCATCTCTGTGGCGATATTTTGACCTATGGTCTTAGCTGAGTATCCTTTGATAAGTGGCATTGCTATCTCCTTAAGCGTATGTGCTAGAATCCGTGTGGCCCATTGTGTGAAGTATCTCGCCCTGACGGTTATACAGTTTGGTTGTATAACCATCGCGGTGTTCATTCTTCATATAACTACGAGCATCTTCCTCACGAGTAAAGAAGCGTTCAATGGTTTCTAGCCTTCCAGCTATCCATTTGTGAATCTGAACTTTGTGATTGGTAACCATAGATTATTTCTTAGCTTCAAATTGTGGTACTGAAATTGTAGCCATATCAATTGACTTAGTAATATCACCAGATTCCATTGGACTCCAGCTTGGATTGAAATCGTGTCCTGAACCGATCTTGTTGTCAGTACGAGTTTGAGCGGCTGTTATTTCTGGGATTGCCAGTTTCACATCTTTTGGAATTGAGCGCATACCATCACTGACAGCACTATTTCCGAATTGTTCTTGTTGACTTGCGTTTGGATTTACTCCGTTTGGTAACATTGGCATATTAGCCTCCTTTAGTTGGTTTAAGTGGATTTGGCCCTACTTTCGGTGGCCAGTTTACATACAATGGTTTCTTGACAGGATCCACTCCTGCTGGGAAATTGTATTTCTTTTGAGCGGCGCTTTGTAAAGCACCATACATCTTGTCGCTATTGGGACCATAACTGTCTACAGCCTGTTGGGGCATTATTTCGCCTTTGGTATTCCAGTTCAAGGCCTGTGCTGGATTACCCATATCGGTCTCAGTAAAAGGCTTACCAGGCACAATCATAGGCGCACCTTGACGACCCATAGGTGGTTCATAGTTAGGTCCAGCAAATAGATTCATCTCACTAGCGTGATAGTCTGTTGGGACTAGGTTGCCACTGTGTGTATCTATTTGTGTACCAGCACGGATTCGCTCCCGGGCATTTGTTGTCACATTCTTTTGAGGTTTCATAATTGATTACCTGTTGTCTTGGCACTGGTCTTCATATTCAAGTTGGGCAAGTTCAATGTGGATTTGCCTGTGGGCTGTGAACTTACCTTGATATTACCATATTGATCTACGGTAGCAGGACCTTCAGCACTTGGTTCAACTTCTTGTTGATTATAATTTTCAGTAACCTTAGCTAGTTCTTCAGAAGTAGCACTTGGGCCAGCTTCTTCAATTGATAAATCTTCTGCTAGTAATTCAATCAACTTGCGGTCAATCATAGCCAGTACATCTGGACTTGTAGCAGAGGCCTTGGCCACTTGTAATTTGGTGTATTCAGCGTTCTTGTCCTGGATACCATAACTGTCTTGATAACGAATTTCGCCTGTCCATTCGCGAGCTTGGAACCTAGCAAAGATTTCCCACAACTGTTCTTCAGCATCTTCTAAGTTGCCGGCCATCTCTGCCAGTTTGGCATTGAGCAATTGAAATTCAGTTGCCATTGCCACGCCTGACAATAATTTCTGTCCACTAGCACGAACACTACCAGTATTGGCCATTAGGTCAATAGCGGCTGTGGCGTGGTCAATACTTTGATATATTCCGCCTATTTGTGCGCCTGAGGTTTCTAAAAGATATGGTTTTAAGCCTGGATCCAAATTCTCTGGCATAGCAACTATGCTGCCAGCGCCAGCGGAGGCCATAGTTTCATTGGTCTTTACCAATGAAGGGTGATTGTCTAGTCTAATTGCCTGTTCTACTTCACTGAGTTGATTATAGATAAACTGTTGTGTCTTGGCAATATCTTGAATAGCACTAACACCAAAGCCTCTTACTAAGGATTTTTGATTGTAAACAATAACTAGAGGAATAAAGCCCAAGTTATTAGGTACCACAGTTTCAGCTAATTCTTCGCGGGTGTCATAGTTGACTTCGTGTGTGGTGATAGTTTCTGTGGTCCATTCTTTAACAGTCTGTACTGAGCCATTGATCTCTTCCACATATTTCACATAGACTAGTTCATAGCGTCCTGTAACATCACGCTCCCAACGCCAGTCTATAACAACTAGGGGACTTAGAATCGACGCATAAGGTCTAACACCAACAGCTTCTTCATCGGCCTTGGTAATAGCACCTATATCTGGCTTGCTCATTAATACCCAGCAATGACCAAACACACTTGCCCAGGTTGAAACTTCTTTCATAAAGGCATCAAGGTCGCGGCCATCAAGGTCCGCATCATCCAGAAAATCTAGTGTTTCTGGAAGGCCTTCTAGTGTGCCAAGATCACGCTCGGGTTTTTCCTGGAAGAGAAAGCTATTGTAGACATTGATGACCGACTTACAATGGTTATGAAGAGGAGTTTGCTGTAAGCGTTGTCCATACTCCATATCTGTTTCTAGTTGATATCTAGTGAGCAATTGATAGCGTTGATAATCCTCACCGCCCATATAGCTTACTAATAAGAAGCGCCAGTTGGCACGGTTATAGTTGTAGAATCTGTTGGGACTGGCAATACGCCCCAGCTGTTCATCAACAATTTGAATTATACTCATACTCTCATTCCTTGAATTGTAGGACCTTTGTAGACGCCCTGATGTCCCCAACGCTGTGTAGTCACTGGGAACTGACTTGTATCTCTTCGCACTGGGAACAAATAATCGACCAAATAACCCAGTGCGTCATTCATATGATCGTAACCACTATCCTTGTCAGGCTGTACTGTGCCTTCTTTGTAAGTGTGTCGTTCTAAACTCTCGATAGTGTATTTACACTGATTGGCGATAAAGAGGTGTCTTTTACCGTCAGAACCGCATAGTCTAGAATTCACAGCGTTTATTCTATCTCGCACCTGAGTGTGGCTGTTGGGTGCCTTGACAACGAATCCATTATTACTGAGGATGCTGAGGTCAGTTGCTCCTCCTGCTGATGTCTTACGCTGTCTTGCGGCTGGATCAGGATAGACCCAGATTCGACTCTTTGGATATCTGCTTTTAAGCTCGTCCGCCATCTCCTGCGTGTTGCTACTGAACATTCTAATTTCGTCGACAATATAGAGATCATCGTTTCTCCTTATGGCTATTACAGCACTCATTGGATCAATGTTAAAGTCCATACCCACATAGATGACATCTGTGTTTACACTTTCAGGCATTGTGTAGGTATTCGCCAGGCGATCAAATGCGTAATAGATACGACCACTGTAAGTTTCAAAGGTGGCCATAAACTCTTGACGAAACTGTCGCTCATCTAGATCACGCATAGCGGCATCTATTTCAGCTTTTGAAACTTGTCCGCCATCTATGGTTGTGTATTGAAAACTCTTCCAAGCGTCGGGAAACTCCTGCTCCATTTGATACAGTTCATAGGCCCAGTTAGTGATACCTTTGGGAGTACCAATGAACATAGCTCGGCCTTCACGGTCAGCCAATGTAGGGCGTAGCACTTCAAAGAACGCTTCTGGATCTACATCGGCAAACTCATCCATAATGAGATAATCTAATCCCACACCACGCAAGCTGTCTTCATTGTCTGCGCCTTTAAGAGCTATGATTGATCCATTTTTGAGCAAGATGCTGAGTTCGCTTTCGTTAGCTTTACGAATCCATTTGAGATCGGTTAGTTTGTTTTTGAGCTTGCGCCAAACAATCATCTTGGCCTGTTTGTATGTGGGAGCCACATACCAAACTTCTTGCTCAGGTACCCGTGCGTGATAGCACAATTCGCGAATAGCCAGGTGAGTTTTTCCAAAGCGCCGACCTGCTACAACAACCTTAAACCTATGGCCATCATTCGCGATAGTTTGTTGTGGAACGCTTAATGTCATCAGTGGAAATAT